ATCTTTTATATCCGAATACTTAAAATGCTGGGGATTGGGTGCGCCCATTTAAATAAATAAGATTTATATATTATTATGTATAATACAAATGGGAGAAAGCATAAAAAGTAGATACTATCCAGAATATCCAAATAAGTACAAAGGAAACCCAAATAATATCATATGCAGAAGTAGTTGGGAAAGAAAGTTTTGTAGATGGTGTGATCTAAATGAAAATGTTTTAGAATGGGGATCTGAAGAATTTTGGATACCATATAAATCTCCAGTTGATAATAGAGTTCATAGATATTTTCCCGACTTTATTATAAAAGTTAGAGAAAAAACTGGAGAACTAAAAACTTATGTAATAGAAGTAAAACCGAAAAGACAAACTATTCCACCAAAACAAAAAGCAAGAGTTACAAAGTCTTATATAAACGAAGTTAAAACATATGCTGTAAATCAAGCAAAGTGGAAAGCAGCAGATGAGTTTTGCAAAGACAGACTTATTGAATTTAAAGTGATTACTGAAGATGAACTCGGGATAAAGTAACATAAATATTCAATAAAACTTAAGTCATGTCGCAAATTACGACTCAGCAGCAACAAGCTCAATCTGTAGCAAATAAAAAAACTGGATGGAGCGTGTCTGCTAATGACCCAAACGTATTAACCAAAGGACCTAAACCAGTTTTAGGATCAACTTACACATATAAAGTAAATAAAAATACAGGAGCAATTGATGTTTATAAATCTGGAAATGCAATAACTGGCGATTTTCAGGTTATGAATATAAGTGCTACGGGTAAAGTTACAGAGTATGGAGGTGCTACAGGTTTAACTCCAGAAATCTTAACCAATCTAAAAGCAAATGCAGTCAAAGATGCTAAGGTTGCTATAGCAAATAATGCAAGTGGTGACGTAAAATCACAATTAACCAACACATCAGTTTATAAAGGAGTATCCAATCAAGGAACTGCAGCAGGATCAGCAGAAGCAGCTCAGAATGGAGCAGGATCTCCTCAACAACAAGGAGGAGGTGCATCTGCAGCAACATTAACAACCTCATTAGATCAAAATGACGATGTAAAGTCAGCAACTCAACTGGGAACTAGAACTTCAAGTGCAAAACTGTCTGGTAGTAAAGTTTTATCTTACCCACTCAACATATCAGGAGATAGAATTAGAATTCAAATAGGAGAATATAGAAAGTCTGGATTGCAAGGGTCAAGTGGTGGAGTAGGATCACCAATAGACGCTGCTACAAAAAGATATGGAAGTTTTCCAGCATTATCAACAATTTATCTACCAATACAAAGTGGTATTAATGATAGCATGTCTGTCGATTGGGGTAACGGTGAAATTAATCCACTGACTGCTATGTTTGCTGGATTAGCATATAGTACAATATCAAATTCTGGGCAGAGTTTGGGACAAGGCATTTCAGCATTTACTGGTGGATTAAAAGATATTGCAGATAGAGCAGTAACTGCAAATCCAGAATTGAGAGCAATGATGGTGAATTACTTCACTCAAGAAGCAGTTGGTATGCAAGGTTTATTATCAAGAACTGCTGGAGCAGCAATTAATAATAATTTAGAATTACTTTTTAATGGACCACAACTTAGATCATTTACATTTAGTTTCAGACTTACCCCAAGAAACAAAACAGAAACTGATGTTATAAGAAAGATAATAAGAACATTTAAAATAGCAATGGCTCCAGAAGCAACGCCATCGCAAATATTTTTATTAGCACCAAATGTATTCAAAGTAACATACATGAAAGTGAATGATTCTGGGAAAAAAGTTAGTTCAAACAGTGAAGAAGGATTAACACTTCATCCATTTTTAAATAAAATAAAAGTATGTGCATTAAAAGATTTCTCCGTAAATTATACACCAGATGGTCAATTCATGACTTATCTTGATGGTGGAGGCATGACTGCATACGAATTAAATATGACCTTCTGTGAACTAGATCCAGTTCTAGCTAATGATTATGATGGCGTAGATAGTACATCAGACGGAATGGGTTTCTAAAATGTCTTCTTATTTTTCATACTTACCAGACATAGAATATCTTGAACGATTCAAGTCTAGATTGGGTAATTCTAATTACAAATAACATTTTAGATGTTAGATCAGAATGGCCATTAACACAAGATTCATACGATAAGTATCTACTTAATAAATACGAAACATATGATAATGTTTATAGTGTCCATCATTATGAGACGAGAGAAGTTAGAAACTTAAATGATGAAATTGTTTTACCTAAAGGAATAACAGTATCACCAAATTTCACGTTTGAATACTATGATTACTTACAGGGGACAACAATATCAATACCTGATCCAATAGTTCCAGTTTCAAATTTTGATATTGAAGAGGAATATCAAACAAAATTAAGGTCAATAAACATATTGAGACCTAGATACCTACCTCTAATTCTAGAAGATATTGAAAAATTGATGCCTTACAAACAAGGTAGTGAGCAATACGTTAACGAAAGGTTAAAAAGAGTAAGAGACATTAGAATTGCGAGATAAAAAAAGGGGGTTTACACCCCCTTCGTTTTATTCAGCGAGACGTTGGAAATAACTCAAAGCATCATCGTCTTCATCAAAGGATGAACTCACTTGAGGAAGTTCTGGTTCAGAGCGCCGAGAAGAAAAATCGGGAGTATAAGATCCACGATCATTATCTTCATTAGAAACTTCTTCGTCAAATGTTTGACGTGAAGAAGTTTTTTGTCCGAGAACCATTTTCAGACGAGCTTCAAGTTGCTCGTAAGTTTTGAATTGACTTGGAGAAACAACTTCAGAGAGAGAATATTCTTTCTTCCAAATTGCTTCCATCGCGTCATCATCATCCAGAAGAGGTGAAATAGATTCAAACTCGGATTTATCATAGTTCCAGTAACCATCAACCTTACGGATCTTCAATTTAAAGTTTGCACCACCCCAAAAATCAAAAGGATTGATGGGAGTTTCATCTTCAAACTCAGGTTGCATGGAAGCCATGATTTTATCAAAAATCTTCTTACCATACTTAAAGAGAAAAACTTTCCCTTCGTTTTGAGGATTAACAGGATCCTTTACAACATAGATGTTGCTGTAATAAGACAGTTTACGCTTCTGTTTGCGAACTGTTTCTTTATCTTTATCGCTACCACTATTCCAAAGTTCGCGGTTATATTCGGAAACGGGATCCTTCTGACCCAGAGTAGTCAGAGAGTTCTCAATATACCAACCACCAGTACCTTGGAAGGCGTGTGTGTAAATTTTAGCCCAGGGAAGATCTTCCCCCTCAGGAGCAGGAAGGAAACGAATAACTGCAAAACCGTTTCCAGTTTTATCAAGTTCAGGTTTCCAAAGGCGGTCATCTTCGCCCGCGCCAGTGGAATTCATTTTCTCAACTTCTTTCACCAACTTTTGGGTGAGAGAACCAAGTTTGGATTGCTTTTTAAGATCTGAAAAAGACATGGATTACCTCGGATTAATTGGATTTGGCCTTTTGAGCACGTACCCATAATAGGGCACATAGTATTTAGAGTCAAGCCTCAAAATTTGGAGTTACCCTGAAAACGATGCTGCTGCGGTACACATATTTTTCTTTTGGACCCAGACCCCTATGTGGATGTGGTGACGGTAAAAGAATAATTCTACCAGGAACATATTCATGCTCTTCAATTACGATATCACCATTTCCATTAGCAGTTTCTGGATCTATTAATTGAAACTGACCTCCCCATTCTTTTTTCCATTCTGGATTGGTCATAACCAAAATAGTATATTCATCATCTTCACCAGGTCCAGCATCAGAATGAGTTGTACCATCACATCCAGTTGGTTGAATATTTGTTGTTATAGCACTAAGATAGAAATCTATCCCCAAAAATTCTTCAATAAGTTCATACATTGAATATAGTTGTGGATAGTAATTAATATCAAAATCATCGATTTTGTTTATACTAGACCTTTTAAAGACAGTATGGCCCAGTAAGGTATGAGACCCCTTATGTCCATAAGGAGTTGTTTTTCGATTAGCTATATTTGTAATATTAACAGGCATTACTTGTATCGTAGAATAAAAAAATTCATGAAGATACAAAGAATCGAAAACACCATCAAAAACACGACAAATCATATTACAATCCCATTATTCCATCTTTAACGTCTTTATACCAAACAAAAGCATCATTGTGGCATTTATACATTTTATCTTCGATTTTATTAAACTTTCTAAAATTTTCAACAGCCCACCATGATCCTGGTTGAGAATAATCATGACCGGCAAAAAGACCGCCAGATTTTAATTTTGGTAACCATTTTTCCATATCCTCATACAATTGCTTATATGAGCAATGAGCATCGAGAAATATAAAATCATAATGATTATCTGGAACTTTCTTTAGATATTCATCAGTAGACATAACATGGAGCTTTGTTTTTTCTACAAATCCAGATTTGTATAGATTATTTTTTGCAGTAGTAAAATGGTCTTCAGTTTCATTTTCATCATAAAAACATTCTGGTAATTCTAGGGTTTCATTTTCCATAAAAATTTCATGAATTTCTTCATTAGTAAACCCCTCGAATAAATGTTTTATATCTTCTTCATAAACATAAGCAGAACCAAATTTTCTATATTTTCTTCTTTCAAATTTTAAATGCTCACGTTCAATAAAATCATAATATGGAACGTATGCATCAACTAAATCAAAATGCTTTATAGTTGGACATGATTGCAAAACAATACAGGCACAGAAACCACCTTGAACACCAAGTTCTAATCCAACTAGATCATCTACTTTCAATTTATTAATAAAAAAAGGCAGACCAGTAGTGCTCGTTTGCGTAACATATTGAAATTCTTTAAACATATTCAATCCTCTAGTATTTTAATTTTCATGGTTTTAATTAATTCTAGCATATTTCCAAAGAGAATATTCATATCTATATTTGGATTTAAACCCATCAAAGATGCAGATTTTAAAATATTATCTTTCATTTCTTTAGCCTGAAGATCATCAGATAAAGTCAATCTAGTATATAAAACCTTTTGTTTCTCCAAAAGTTTTTCTAGAAGATCAATATGACGTATTTTAGATTCCCTATCCATATAAGGAAACTTGAACACACTACCATAAATTTCTTCCTGGAGTTGGGATATTTCTACCATCTCAGATCTAACAATTTCAGAATCAAAAAAATTAGACATTTATTATATCCCTAAGAATTTGTTTATATTGAAATATATCGATATTTAGAAAAGGTTTATATTTTTTTATTTTTAAACTGACAGTTTCCCACACTGGATCCAATAATTTCTTATCAAAATCTTTTGAAAAAGAAAAGATTTTGTCGTAGATTACAAAAGTTTCTAAAGATAACTTCCCGCTTAGAAACTTTTTCAAGACTGGTGGATGTCCTTTGGAACAATTCAAGGCATCCTCTAATTTTATCTGAGAGAACAATTCGTTGCTTTGCTCTTTGAATAAGTAAGTCAAACTCTGTTGTCTCCGAATCCAATCTGAGTATGTTTTTTCTCCAGATTTTATAATTTCTCCAATCCATAAGTTTTGTGGGTTATCTGCGGATATAAAATTGGATACAAAAAAATTTAATATTTCCTTTTCCGATTTTTGTCTACTTATCTTTTCGAACCAAAATCTATCTTTTCTTTTATAAAAAGATTGTAATGAAGCTCTGCTCTTACCACAATATTTGTGATAATCGTATGATTCTCTACTAAAGTGATTTTTTAAAGAAACATACATTTTATAAGAGTCAAAGGGAGTCATAAAAAAGTAATATAGGTAAAAATTTGCCGGAAATTTTTTCGACCAAAAATGGATTAAAAAACTAATTTTGCACGGGAAGTTCTTTTTAAGAAGTTTAACTCCATTGCTTCATACTTAATCTTTTCCTTTAATGGTTTTGAAATAAGTTTCGAAACGGAATCTAAATCAATGCTATTCATCTCACAAAAGTGAATAACAGCATCAATATAATTCATATCCGCATTTGTTTGCACTAACTTTTCAATTTCTTGTGCAAATTTAGAAGGGCAAAAAAACTTACTTTCAAATACTTTTTCTAATTCGTCGTTGATGCTATTCTCCATATTTTCCAAGTTGGTAGTTAACAAACTCTCTAATATATTCGGTGAGAAGTTTGATGTACTTTGCTTTATCATATTCTTCATAAACAACACATTCTCCATTTTCACATGACATTAAAATTACAAATTTTTTCACAACTATACCAGTAAGCTCATAAAGCATACATGCATATGCAGCACACTGAACAAAATAGTGTTCAATCCACTCTTTTGGTTTTGGCTTCTTCGAAGTCTTAAAATCTATAATAGCTAGTTCGCCATTATACTCTGCTATACAATCTACTGTACCCGCTACACCTAGAACTTTACTATAAAGAGAATTTTCTAGAGCGTAAATATTATTTATCTTATTTATTTCTGGTAGTGCTATTTTAAAAAGA